GTCTTATCTACCCTTCTAATCCTAACCAAACTCTGAGCTTTCGCCCAATGAGTCTGGTCATAGCGGCAGAAGAGTTGGGTGCTATTTTCCTGAGCACCGCTTCGACACTGAAGTCGAGCGCAATGAACAAGTCTTGCGCCATCCACTCATGAAAGACTGCGCGACCGTTGCCCTGATAGTACTTCTTCCATTCAAGAAGAAGCCGATCCTGAGCCGCGGAAATAACAGCGCATTCATCAAGAGTTGATAAGTCTTCAGACTCTGCATTCTGACAAGTCATCGGAGTGACGACTCCGTCAGCTGGTTTCCATTCCATCGTGGTTTTCAACCCCACATTAGGAATGTTCCCCAGTGTCGCCTGGCCAGTAAACCAAGCGTAAAGGCCGTGATGGCCGCGCAGGCTCTCTGACCGATCCTTTACAGGTACCGGTACACAGTACTCGACCCTCTGCAAATCCCAATTATATCGATAGGTTGTTCCATCGATCAGCACCTTTCTATTTAAAAGGTGCCGTGGTGCAGAGAACTGCTTGTCAAGTATGTTGTGGATAACATCAGCGGTTTTATAATACCCGCTGTTGTATAATTCTCGTGAGTTTTCCAACCACGAGATCCACACGAGAGGATTAGCGAGGAACTGGTACTGGAATCTGGTGATAGTTACATCTTCACCAGAATACCAATATGCACCGCAAGCTTCTCTAACTGGAGTGTTAGAGCAACTCTTTTGTGCATTGACCACAAAACCGGCATTCTCTAATGTCAGGCAGACATCATCGAAGGCCCATTTGGGGACAATTATATCATCCCCGAAGACGCGCAGTCGATAATGAGCTGCAAAGCCGATAGGATCGGCGTAGAACTTGTCTAGTCGACCGCCCAGATCACGAGTTATCATGGCCGCGAGGCTTAGAGACCAAAAAACAAGGGTCTCAATAGGGAAGCATAAAGCGTTCCCCATGGTAAAAAGTGTCTGGTAGCGATTGACTACACGGTCTCCTAAAAGAATACCGCG